GTCAAACTTTCACGTGCGGGAGTTTCGGGTAGGGGGGGTATCACCTGATGGGCGCCCGTGGGCCAAAGGCTCTGCCAAGCAATGTCCATCTGCTGCGGGGCAACCCCAGCAAGAAGACGGCCGCCGACCTGCTGGATGGGTTTCAGCCGGAGGTCGAAATCCCGAACTGCCCTCGGCACTTGTTGCCCGAGGCGCGCAAAGAATGGCGGCGCATCACGCCCGAGCTGGAACGCTACGGCTTGATCTCCAAGCTCGACCGGACGGCCCTGGCGCTTTACTGCCAGGCCTACGCCCGTTGGGTGTGGGCCGAGGAGCAGATGGCCCGCGCCCAGGCCGTGGCGGAGACGAACCGCGCCGCCGCTGAGGCGACCGGGCAGGTCTATGCCGGTGGCGATGGTATGACCGTGATGACCCCCAACGGCCACATGACCTACAGCCCGCATTGGGTCATCGGGAACAAAGCGCAGCAGCAGGTCAAGGACTTCCTTGCGCAGTTCGGCCTGAGCCCATCCAGTCGCAGTGCAGTGGCGCCCAGCAGCGTGCGTCAGCGCGGCCTGTTTGAAGACGATGACGAGGGTGGTGCACCCGAAGGCTACGGTGCCCTGTGAAGGACTACGTCGCCATTGCTCACCAGTACGCGGCCGACGTGGTCGAAGGTCGCCGTGTCGCCTGCAAGTGGGTGCGCCTGGCCTGCAAGCGCCAGCTCGATGACCTGAAGCGTAGCGGCCCCGACTGGCCCTATGTCTTCAACCCCGAGCTGATCGACACGAAGAACAAGCGCTACTTCCCCGCCTCGCGCATCTGCCACTTCGCCGAGCTGCAGCCGCACATCAAAGGCGACTGGGCCGCACGCGGCCAGTGCATTCGCCTGGAGCCGTGGCAGTGCTTCATCCTCGTCTGCGTGTTCGGCTGGATTCACGCCGAGACCGGGAAGCGCCGCTTCCGCACTGTCGATCTGTACGTGCCGCGCAAGAACGCCAAGAGCACGTTGGCCGCTGTCATTGGCCTGTACATGCTTGCTGTTGATGGCGAGTATGGCGCCGAGGTCTACAGCGGCGCGACCAGCCTGAAGCAGGCGATGGAAGTCTTCAAGCCTGCGCTGATGATGGCACGCAGGAGCAGCGAATTCCGCGCCCGCTTTGGCGTGCTGCCTAATGCCTCGAACCTGGCGGTTCTTGACACCAACAGCAAGTTTGAGCCGGTGATTGGCAAGCCTGGTGATGGTGCATCGCCCAGTTGCGCTCTGGTCGACGAATACCACGAGCACAACACCAGCGAGCTGTACGACACCATGCAGACCGGCATGGGCGCCCGCAGCCAGCCGCTCAACGTCGTCATCACCACCAGCGGCTCCAACATTGGCGGCCCGTGCTACGTGCACCAGGTCGCACTTCAGAAGGTGCTCGAAGGGGTCATCATCGACGAGCGTCGATTCGGCGTGATTTTCACCGTCGACAAAGAAGACGACTGGACCACGCTCGACGCCCTCATCAAGGCCAACCCGAATTTCGGTGTCAGCGTTGATGCCGAGTTCCTGCAAGCCCAGCTCGCCGCCGCGCTGAACGACCCGCGCAAGCAGGCTGTCTACAAGACCAAACACCTCAACATCTGGGTCAATGCCGCCTCGCCGTGGCTCAACCTGCAGGCCTTGCAGGACTGCGAAGATCTGACGCTGCACGAAGACCAGTTCCGTGGCGAGCCCTGTTACCTCGGCCTCGACCTGGCCAGCAAGAACGACATCGCCAGCAAGGTCAAGGTCTTCAGGCGCGTCATCGACGACGAGCCGCACTACTACGCGCTCAGCCGCAACTACCTGCCCGCTGCTGCAATCGAGAAGGTCGAGAACGAGCACTACCAAGGCTGGGCCGAGACCGGTGCGCTCGTCAAGACGGTCGGCAACATGATCAACCTCAACCAGATCAAGGATGACGCGCTGCTCGATGCCGAGAAACACGTCATCGCCGAGATCGTGATCGATGCATGGGGCAGCCGCGAGATCGCCCCTGCGCTGCAAGAGGAAGGCTTCACGGTCGTTGACATGCCCATGACCGTGCGCAACCTCAGCGAGCCCATGAAGCTCATCGCCGCCCTGGTCGATGCCCGCCGCTTCCATCACGACGGCAATCCCGCCACGGTCTGGATGTTCAGCAATGTCGAGGTCTTCGAAGACCGCAACGAGAACATCTTCCCGCGCAAGGCCAGCGCCGAAAAGAAGATCGATGCCGCCGTCGCCACCATCATCGCCGTCGCGCGCGCCATGGTGGGTGAGGGCAACGACACCCCTGTCCCGCAAATCATCAACCTCGGGTTCTGACACATGAGCACCATGCTGAACCTCACCGCGCAACAGCGCCCCAGCCGCGTGCTCGGCGCCTGGCTGGCTGGGCGGCCCGATGGCGCGCAGCGCGCCGGTGTGCAGCCTGCCGTGCAGGGTCTGGGCGAAAACGCCGTTACCACCAACCTCAACTACACCGAGCTGCTGAACGTCCTCGGTGTGGCCGCCACCAGCGCCGCCGGCGTCGCCGTCACGCCGCAGAGCGCCACCCGCGTCAGCGCGGTCTATGCCTGTGTCGCCCGCATCTGCGGGGCCATCAGCACCCTGCCGCTCGACATCTTCGAGCGTGTTGGTGGCTCCCGCAGCCAGATCGAGCACGACTACCACTGGATGCTCAACGAGCGCGCCAACGAGGACATGTCCAGTGCAGACGCCTGGACCTACCTGCTCAGCAGCAAGTTCTTTTATGGCGATGGCTATGCCGAGTTGATGCGCCCCGGCGTGGCCAGCTCCCGCGTGATCGGCTGGATGCCACATCACCCTCTTCGGGTCACGCCGTTCCGGGAGAACAAGACCCAGCGCAAGTACTTCCGCATCCAGCCCGAGATCGGCCCGGCCTACGTGCGCGACCAGGCCGACATGATCCAGCTCACCAGCCTGGGCTATGACGGCCTCACCAGCCCCAGCGCCATCACCTACGCCGCGCGCGAAGCCATCGGCACCGCGCTGGCTGGTCAGAACTTCGCCGGCAAGTTCTTCAGCGAGGGGGCAGCGTTCGACTACGCGCTCCAGACGGATCACGACCTCAAGGCCCCGCAGCTCGAAGCCCTGCGTGCCTCGCTGATGGCCCGCGTGCAAGGCTCGCGCGCCCCATTGATCTTGACCGGCGGCCTGAAGCCGGCGCAGCTCACCATCAACCCCAAGGACGCCGAGATCCTCGCCACCCGGCTTTTCAGCGTCGAGGAAATCTGCCGAATCCTCGGCGTGCCGCCCCACCTGGTCGGGCACACCGAGAAGGCCAGCAGCTGGGGTACAGGCATGGAAGCCCAGGGCGCCAACTTCGTGCGCTACACGCTGCGCACCCACCTCGTGCAGATCGCGCAAGAGTTCAACCACAAGCTCTGGCCCCTGCGCAGCCGCTACTTCATCGAGCACGATGTCGCCGCGCTGCAGAAGGGCGACATGAAGAGCCGCTTCGAGGCCTATCGCATTGCCCTGGGCCGTGCTGGTGAGCAGCCCTTCCTCAGCGCCGACGAGATCCGCCACGCCGAGAACATGCCGCCCGCCGATCTGCCGCCCAACCCCAGCAGCAGCACCGCCGTGCCAGGCGACCCGGCAGAGCCCATCGAGCCGAACGACCCCGCCGAGCCCGGTGAACCCACCGGCCCGAATGACCCGACCGAACCCACCGATCCTGGGAGCACCTGACACCATGCGCCACAACCGCCCCCACTACGGCCTGCTGCAGCTGCTGGCCGACAACCGCCGCACCTTCACGCCCGTCGAGCAGCGTATCCAGCGCGCCGCTGCGGCGCCGGCCGAAGATGCGCCCACCACCGCCACCGTCTACCTGTACGACCCGATCGTCGGTGACCGGATGACCGCCGAGTGGTGGGGCGGCATCTGCCCGCAGGACCTGGTGCCCGCGCTGCACGCGCTCGACGTGCAGCAGATCGACCTGCGCATCAACTGCCCAGGCGGCGACGTGTTCGGCGCTGAAGCCATCTGCGAGGCCCTGCGCGAGCACCCGGCCAATGTCACCGCCCACATCGAGGGCCTGGCCGCCAGCGCAGCCACGGCCATCACCTGCGCGTGCGACGAGGTGCTCATCACCCCGGCCAGCAAGTTCATGATCCATGAAGCCTGGACCATGGCCATCGGCAACAAGCGCGACATGGCCGCCTGCCAGGCCATCCTGGCCACTGTCGACGAATCGCTGATCGCCGAGTACGCCCGCCGTACCGGGCAGACCGTCGAGCAGCTCGTCGCCTGGGTCGAGGCCGAGACTTGGTTCAATGCTGCCGACGCCGTGAAATACGGCTTTGCCGATGCAGTCAAGGAGCCCGCCAAGGCCGCCGCCGCCAGCGCCCATGCCCGAGCTGCCTGGAAGCTCAGCGCCTTCAAGCATGCGCCGAAGGACGAGCCCGCAGAGCCAGTGCAAACGTCTGCACCGCCCGATCCTGCCGCCGTGGCCGCCGCCGCTGCTGCCCAGGCCGCCATCGAGGCCGCCATCAACCACCGCGCCCGCCAGCAGCAGCGTCTTGCCCTGGCAGCTCGCACACAGATCGTCTAGCGCACTCGCGCACGTCGAAGCCCGGCCACCACTGCGGTGGCCTTTTTTATGTCCCACTGAAAGGA